ATCACCGCCAGCGCCGAGAAATACACCACCACCGTCCCCGGCACCTTCGATACCGTGCCGACCGGCTACGATTTCCGCCAGTACGACAGCCCCTGGCCAAACATCGACTCGACAGAGTACGTCAAGAGCCAGGTGCGCGGCTGGTCAGCCGCTCAGGGCGCCTCGTATGTGTCGATCGGCAACGACCTCGCCGACGTCAATTACAGCTCGGCGCGCGTCGGCATTCTCGACGAGCGCGAGCACTACAAAGAGCTTCAGTCCCGCCTGATTTCCTGGCTGCACGAAGACGTTTTTGAAACCGTGCTCCCCTACCTCGCCGCGGCGACTCCCGGCCTGCAAGTCTCGAGAATCCCCGACTACCTCGCCGCCGCCACCTGGCAGGCGCGCCGCTGGCAGGGTATCGACCCGGTCAAGGAATCGCAAGCCGACGAGACAAACTTGCAAAACGGCCTGACCTCGCGCAGCCGAATCATCATGTCGCGCGGCGAAGACCCCGACGAGATCGCCGCCGAGCGCTCCGCCGACGTCGATCTTTTCGGCCCGCTGCCGACCGCCACGGCTGGCGCCTCCGCCATGGCCGCCGACCCGGCCGACCCCGCCGACCAGGCGGACAGCAAGCCGGCCGGCGGATCCCCGCGGCGAAATTTCTTGCCTATTCCAAACCTGCGCCCCGTTTGACAATCCCGCCATGACGACACAAACCGCCGCCGCCCAATTGTCCTCAGCCACCGCCAACGCCGCGCCGGCGCGCTCGCGAGTCGACGGCGCGCTGCATCGGCACCTGCCCGCCACGCTGTCCGTGCGCGAGATCGCCGACCGCGCTGCCGGCGACAATCGCTTGCACCTCACGCTGTCGGTGTCGTCCGAAATTCCGTATCTCCGTGATTCCGGATGGGAAGAGCCGTGGGTTGAAGTGCTCGGGCATGGCGCCGACGAGGTAGACCTGTCGCGCCTCAATGATGGCGCGCCCGTCCTCGCCAACCACGACCGATATACCGCCGTTGGCGCCACGCCGCTGGCCGGAATTGGCGTCGTTGACCGGACCTGGCTCGACGGCGGCAGGCTGTACGCCGACATTACCGTCAGCGGCCGCGATTCGCTCGCCGACCTACGCCAGGACATTGTCGACGGGCTGGTGCGCAACGTCTCCATCGGCTACCGGATTGAGGAGCGCATCCCGACCAAGGTCGTTGCCGGCGGACCGACAGAATACCGAGTCACCCGCTGGTCCCCCCACGAGGTTTCGCTTTGCGACATCCCCGCCGACGCCTCTGTCGGCATCGGCCGCGCCGCGGACGGCGCCGCGCCAACCCAACATCGCATCATCGCTATCGACCCACCGCCCGCCGAGGGCGCCACCACCAGGAGCCACACCATGGACCAAGCCACCGCCCCGGCGACCGAACCCGCCGTTACCAGCAGCACCAGCCGGCAGCCGGACGGCATCGAACTCGAACGCGCCCGCGTCCGCGAGATCACCGCCGTCGGCCGCCAATGGGATGTTCCCGACCTGGCCGAAAAGGCCATCGACAGCGGCATGGATGCCGACGTCTTCGCCACGCGCGTTCTCGCCCACCTCAAGGACACCGGGGCGCTGCGTGTTGCCGAATCGCCCGAGATCGGCCTGAGCACCAAGGAAGCCGAATCGTTCAGCTTCTGCCGCGCCATCCTCGCCGCCAGCGACCCGCACCACGCCGCCACGCTCGCCCCGTTTGAAATGGAGTGCTCGCGCGCCGCCCAAGACAAACGCGGCGACTCGCGCGACAAGATCCGCGAAAGCGCGTTGACCATCCCGGCGGACGTGCTCGTGCGCGGCATTCAGCTCAACGCCGCCGCGTCCCGCAGCGCGCAGTCGCTGTTGCTGCAGCGCGCCAGGTACGGCGGGGGCAATCGTGGCCACCTGATCGGCCAGCGCGACCTGACTGTAGGCTCATCCACGGCCGGCGGCAACCTGGTCGCCACCGAGGTTCTCGGCAGTGACTTCATCACGCTCCTGCGTAACGCCATGGTGCTGGAGCGGCTCGGCTGCACCTTCCTGACCGGCCTGAACGGCAATATCGCCATCCCCAGCCACACCGCCGCGGCGACTGGCTACTGGGTAGCGGAAAACGGCGCGCCGACCGAATCGGCGCAGACCGTCGGCCAGGTGACCGGCTCGCCCAAGACCGTCGGCGCCTTTGTCGACTACTCGCGCCGCCTGCTGCTGCAAAGCTCCATCGACGTCGAGGCTTTCGTGCGCGCCGACCTCGCCGCCGTCATCGGTCTCATGGTCCAGCTCGGCGCCATCAACGGTGCTGGCGCCTCGAACGAACCGACGGGCCTGCTCAATACGTCCGGCATCGGCTCCGTGGCCGGCGGCACCAACGGCCTCGCGCCGACCTACGGCAACATCGTCGACCTGGAAAGCGCCGTGGCCAACGCCAACGGCGATGTTGGCAGCCTCAAGTTCCTGACGAATACCAAGGTGCGCGGCAAGCTGCGCCAGACGCAGGTGTTCCCGAGCACAAATGGCGATCCGGTTTGGACATCGCCGCCAGGGTCGCGTGGCGACGGCAACGTGATCGGCCATGAGGCAATTTGCAGCAACTCGGTCCCGTCCAATCTCGTCAAGGGATCCAGCGGCTCGGTGTGCTCCGCGATCATGTTCGGCAACTGGATCGACCTCGTGATTTTCATGTGGGGCGGTCTCGACATCATGCTCGACCCCTACACCGGCAGCGCGGCAGGAACCAAGCGCGTGGTGGCCCTGCAGGACGTCGACGTTGGCGTGCGCCATACCGGCAGTTTCGCGGCGATGAAGGATGCGCTGACCACGTAATCGGTTCCCCGCCAGCCAGACGACCACGGCGCCGATTCGTCGGCGCCGGCCAAACCCCAAGGACACCCCATGAAAATCCTCATCATCGAGCCCACTCTGATCAACCACGGCGACGACCTTGGCGGTCAGCATGCCGACATCGGCATCACCGACGCCCCCAAGGACGCCGCCCGCGCCGTCGTCCTCGCCGGCAAGGCGCTCTACGTCAGCCGCACCGACGACCCGAGCAAGACCGGCACGCACACCGCCACGGCGGAAGAAGTGAAGGCCGCGCAAGCCGCCGCCAAGGCGCAAGGCGCCGCCAAGGCGCAAGCCGCCGCCAAGGCGCAAGCCGCCGCCGACTGATTTTTGCGCCGATAGCACAGACCACAGCCAGGACAAAGCCATGTCGATCCGCCTCTTGCAAGCCGTCTTTCTCTCGGGGGTCTATACCGCTGTGGACGGGGCGACGTTGTATTTGTCGCCTGGGCTGGAGGCGGACCTGGTGGGCCAAGGAAAGGCTGCATGGGTGACTCCACCCGTCATGCGAACGAACCTCGTTGACCATAGCGCCGACCATGCCGCAATGGGCTTCCCGCTGTGGGAAAGCGGGCTGTTTTTTATTCTGTTTCCCGGCGACGGTGGATCAAGCGGCCTGATATTTACCGGCTTGGCGTCAGGTGCCTTTACGCTGTCCGCCGGTATTGCGAACTTCATCCCGTATCGGTTCTGCGCCTATCTGCCAGCCGACCAGGCGTACTCTGGAAGCGCCGCCGGCTGGTATTACGGCACGATGAGCAGCGCAACCGCGGGTGTTCTGTACGCCGAGACATACGACCCAACATCAGGAATTGCGCCTGTCTTCCCGTCGTCGCCAACTGCCTTGCCGGTAACAAAACTGACGCGGCTTACGCAGACGACCAGCGAAATCACGTTCATGCAGGCGCCGGCGCGCGCCATGCTTGACAACGATCTGCTGCGCGCCGTATTCCGAGCCGTAGGCACCAGTACGGCTGGCACAAAAACGCTTACGGCGCGTGCTGATAGCACGATCATGTGGCAACAAAACTGGACCGCGACGAGCACGGTGATGTCTGGCGAGTTTGGATGGCAATCTGCGGGTAGTGCAGACAGGCAGGTTGTTCAAAGGTCCGGGTCAATTTTTGGGCAGACAGGAATTACATCGCTGTCCGGAAATGAGTTCAAAAACGTTGACCTAAGTGTGGCTTGGCTGGCCAAAATGTCGGCAACTATTTCAGCGAACACGGAGATGTTCGCTGTCGGAATAGCAGGCATATTCATTACCTAAAGGTGGCACCATGTCCATTCAGACGTTCCAAAGCTCCCCTGCAGGATTAGCCGCCGCCTCTGCCGTTGCTGATCCAAAGCACATCTGGATTGACGGCAATGTAATCGTCTGCTTTACCGGCGCAGACATTCCGGTTTTCGACCCGCGCCCGACTGTCACCAAGTGGCAGTTGGTGCAGGCCTGCGCCGACGCAGGCATTACCGAAACGCAAATTAACGCATCTGTTGCTCTGCTCACCAGCAAGCGCCAGCGATTCTGGACGCACACCAACATCATCGACCGGGATAATCCGTTCTCCAGTAACTTGCGGACCAACCTGACGCCGGTGCCGACGCCGGCGCAGTGGAGTGCGATCTTTATTGCGGCCGCAGCGCTTGATCCGCTTGTCGTGTAGCCGTGTTCGCCGAGAACCTCAACTACTTCTACGACACCGGTCCATTCGGCCTGGCGACGCTCTGCGCGCTCGGCGCCACGACCTTCGCCGGCCATCTCGACACGGTCGGCGAGAACGCTTTTGACGCGGCCGCCACCACCACGCACACCCTGCGTTACCAGGACAGCATGCTGCTGTCCGCCGGCGACATCGTCACGATCAACGCCGTGAATTACAAGGTGCTCGGCGTGCCTCGCCAGATCAATACCGCCGAGCGCCTGGCGCACCTGGTGCGGCAGCCATGATTTTCGATGTCGAGGCGCTCCTGCTCGGCCGCCTGGCCGCCAAGTGCGCGCCCGGATCGGTCCTGCTCGGCACCTTCGACCCCGTCGACCTCACCGACGACAGCACGTCGCCGGTGGTCGCACAGATCCAGATCGCCGGCACCGAGCCGACCGGCTCCACGGGCCGCAATCTGCGCCTTGGCGTCGTCTATGGCGTGCACGTGTTCCTCGACACCGCCCGCGCCGACGCCGGCGAAAAGCAAGCCGCCGCCGACCTCTTCGAGGACGCGCTGCAAGCCCTGGTCGACTACGAGTACCAGCCCGGCCGGCACGTCGAGATTGTCGGCGGCAAGACCACCGAATTCGACGGCCGCGTGCTGCGGCTCGCCTTCGGCCTCACCTTCCCGGCGCATGTCGTCGGCACCTGACTAGCATAGGAGATTCAAATGGGTTCCGCATTCATCGGCAAGGCCAAGGTCCGCGTGGCGCTGTTCAGCGCCGGCAGCACGTTCGAGAACCGCCCGTTCCGCTACCTGGAAAACGTCAGTGATTTTCAATTCGCGTTCGCGGAGGAAGAAAAGAAGCTGCCCGACTTTGCCAGCACCGCAGGCGGTGTTGACGCCTCAGTAAAGCGCATCACCGACATTACTGGCTCGCTCGACATGCGCCACTTCACCGCCGACAATCTCGCGCTTGCGCTGTGGGGCACCACCGCCGCGCTGGCCGCGACGCCGATCGTCGACGAGGCCGGCTACAAGATCGTCCCGAATATGTTCGTGCCGACCAAGCGCCTGATCAACACCAGCGTGGCGCCGGTGGTCAAGAAGGGCGCCACGACGATTCTGACGGCGGACTACACCGTCAGCGCCGGCGGCATCACGATTTCAAGCACGATCACGACGGGCTCGGTTGTCTCGGGTGACGCCATCACGATCAGTTACACCCCGCTGGTCGGCGCCGACGTGCAGGCTCTGATCAACTCGGCGCCGGACATCTCGATCCACGTCGAGGGCGTAAACCAGGTGGACGGCAAGCAACTCATCTTCAAGGGCTACAAGGCCAAGTTGGGCGTTGCGCAGAATGTCTCCCTGATCGGTGACGACTTCGGCACGCTGCAGATTTCGCTGACGTTCCAGAAAGACGAGACGATCGTCACCGGCGGCAAATCGCAGTATTTCGAGCTTCAGCAGGCCACCTAAATGCGCGCGATCAAGACGATCGAGCTGTATCCGGAAGACGGCGGTGAGCTCGCCGTGGTCGTCCGCGAGCTCACCGTTGCCGAAGTGCGCAGCGCGCTGCTCACCGACGAAGCGATCGGCGACCCGCTGCAATCGCTGGTCTTCGACGGATTCGGCCTGGGCGATCTGCTCATGCAGTGCGATGCCGCCGCCGCCGACCTCGAGCGCTGCACGCCGAGCGAACTCGCGCCGCTGGTCGCCGCGTGCCAGGAGCTGAACCCGTTTTTTTTTCGGGTGCGCCAGGCGATCGCGAGGAGCGCAAAAGCGGTGCAGGCCGCCGTCGAGCAGACGCTCTTGACCGGTCCTGTTGCGTCCTGATCCAGGGATACGGACATACCAACCCCTGGGCGTACCCGTATCGCACCTATGAGATAGCGGTATCCCTGGCCAACGAGGAAAGCGGCAAAAAGTGACCACGAAAGTCATAATCACCGGCGACTCCTCGAACGCCGTCAAGGCCGTCGAGCGCCTGCGCAAGGAAATCGGCTCGCTCGATTCGATTGCCAAAACCGCCTTCTCGCTGGGCGGTGTCATCTCCGCCGCCGGCCTGATCGCCTATACCAAGACCATCATCGACGCCGCCGACGCGCTCGACGAAATGAGCGAGCGCACCGGCGTCTCGGTGGAAAACCTGGGCCGCCTGCAGTACGCCGCCAAGCTCTCTGGCGTCGAGTCCGAGCAGCTCGGCAAA